TGCTGCTTGATCTGAAGCTCAGCTTGCTGTAGCTGGATGAGCGGGTCTTGGGCCATCTGCTGGTTCTTCTGCTGCTGCGCCTCTTGCATATTCCGCTGGAGGAGTTGCTGAGAAGCCTGTGCAGCCATCTGAGAGACCTTGATCTCCATGTCTGGAGCCATCTGCATTTCGTCTGAGTCCTCGTTGTACGGCGGCAAGGTCTGGCCCATAGCCTGTTCAACTTGTTTGCGGTACTCCATGCCAAGGTGCTCAAAGACGTGAGCCATCATTGCCGCCTGCAACGCTTGCGCCGCCTGCGGGTTCATGCCAACGATGCTCTGGATTTTCGGGTCCTGCATCGCTGACATGTGTACAGCTATGTGAGCCTGATGGTCCTGATAGATAAACGCCTTGACTGGTTTGTTAGACAGGATGTTCATGTTCTCAGTGACCGGGTCACGAGGCTTCATGTCTTCAGCGATTGGGACCAGCTTCTGATAATCTTTGATGCCCAACACCTCAAGCATCTGCCGGTGCAGCAAGGGCAGGTCATACAACTGTGGCGCTGTCTGCGCAAGCTGCAAAGCTGCCTGATACTGAACGACCTTCTGAGCCATAGTGGCCGCGTTAGGGTCGCTTACGGGGATCACATTGACTTGGTCGTAGTCACTCTGCTTAGCAGCGGGAGTGCCCTCTTCCGGCTCGTATGTGTACTCTACCGGCGTGTACTCACGGATGATCTCTTTGAGCAACTTAAGCTCTTGCTTCATCGAGTAGTGGATACGCGCTTGGATGGCAGACATCGTCTTCAACTGCCGCTCAAGAATTGCCAGCGTAGTGCCCACTGGAGCCTGAGCCGACATATCAGAAGTGTTGAGGTCAACAGTGCCAGCGAACCTACGGCCTTCATCAATGATCTGGTTCAGCAACGCCAACAGAACTTGACTGGGCTCCTTGTACGGCAGTGGCATGATGTTGTCGCGCATAGTCCCGCTTGGCACGTCCATGTCGCGGAACTCGCCCGGAGAGATGGGAGTGTCGTCGCCCTTGCCGCGCAAGCCACGAGTCTTGAAGCCGCCGGGCAAGTTGCTCAACGTACCAGCATCCACCAGCTGGCGAATAATAGAAGTGCCAGATTTAGCAAACGCGCCGATGAGGTGGATCAAACCGAAACAGTAGAAGCCAAAGCCCGGGATGTAGCCGTAGTGGACAAAGTGTTGGCGCTTCTGGTGCGTCTCATCGTCCGGCTTCCAGTTGCGCCTGACAGCCATCACCTCGCCAGTGCCCTTCTCAATGGTCACCACATACGGCAACGCAATACCCGTCTCTTCTCCGTCATCGTCCTTGTGCTCAAAGCCGGGCAGGTCAAGATCAACGTGCATCTCCAACAGCTTGAACCGATTGTCTTCAGATGCGCGGAAGCCCAGCTTCTCAGCGATCTTCTTCTCGACTTCGTCCATCACGTTGATGGGAGTGCCAAGCTCGACCTTGCGGTAGAAGCCCGAGTGCTGGAGGACCCTAACCTCGTTCTCCGTCTTACGCATGACGTGGGTCACGCGCTCTGCCGTCTCAAGGGACGATGCCCCGTACGGTATGACCATATCTTCCGCAGGCACAAACATAGACACTTGACGGTCTAGCTGCACGTCGATATAGACTTTCTTGAACGCGTTACCAGCTAGGCCCAGACCCCAGAGCATGCGCTCGTGCTCGGGACGGAACTCAGTCATCACATCAGTGATCTGATAATTCATGTCATTCTTAACCCGCTCAGCCGCAGCCTTCTTCTCGGGGGTTTCTTTGCCAATGATCTGGGTCTTGACCGGCCCTGCTGCGGGGAAGGTCTCCATCATGGTCTCAGCTTGGAACTTCACCACTGACTCAGTGAGCAGCGGGTGGTAGACGCCGCAAGCGCCGGGCCACGGCTCCATGCGCTCCTCCAGCTTCATGCCTAAGAGTTCTAGCCCATCAACATAGGTCTGCACCCAGTCTTTGCGGGAAGACACGTCGTTCTCAAAGTCCCCGATTAAATCTCCAGCTAGAGTGGCCAGCGCCGCTTCATCCATATCTTCAGCAAGGTTGGCGTTGAAGTCGTCTTCTTCTTCCTCGCCCTCTTCGATCCGCATAATAGGCATGCCGTCGATACCAATCTCAACCGCCTCCGGGTCTTCAATGGTGATCTCAAGCGCTGGCTCATCGCCCTCATCGATCTGGTCAAGACCTTGTGGTGCTTGATAAAAAGCCTTATCCATATTAGTTGCCATCATGTGTCCTTAGTAATACGCAGCTTTTTTACGAAAGTTACGCATAAAATTGTCTTCCGGCTCGTCAGTCGGTAGACGGATGAACCCACCCTGCCGGAATCTTAACAGTGCAAGGGTTGTGGAGTCCACCAAGTCATCGTTCGTTCCAGAGGGGAAGTCGTTGCACTCCTCAATAACTTCTTTGGCCCAACGCCTGTCTGGAGCGTATACCACACCACCTTCAAACAGCGCTGATACCGCATTCACACGGGCTATCTTGTCTTGCCCCTTGCCGGGCGTGAACTCTTGCACGGGTATGCCCATGCGCCGCATCTCTTGGTAGAGTGCCGCACCGGCTGATTTCTTCTCCACCATGAACGAATCGGGCTCCCATTCCTTGTACTCTTCAAGCACGAGCTTCTTTAAATCGGGGTATTCCAGCCGCTTTTTGATCGCATTCAACAAAATAATGGCGAAATTGTTCGTTTCTTCGTTAAAAAACACGCCCCAAGTGGTCAAAGCGTTGTAGTCAGCCCGATTATTCGTCTCTTGAGCCGCATCCAGACTCATAATGATGAATTCGCACGAGGGAGGGGTCTCGTTCTCCCACAATTTCCACCATTCCCTCTTAATTAGAGCGCCTTCCTGAGACGTAGGCTTCTGCATGTACTGGGCGTTCCAATACCGGATGTCCAAAGCCGCTTTTTTGGAGAGTAACTCTTCAACAGGCCAAAATTCAGGCCAAAGTGCCTCTCCGTCGTCCTTAATTGCAGGAAACTCGACCACTTCCCACGGGTCAACGTCTTCATTTCGCTCGGTCTGCTGCACGATCATGCCCGTCAGGTCCAATTTGGACCAACGAGTCATAACAATAATAATCGCGCCTCCCGGCATAAGGCGCTGGAGAGGGCCAGACTGAAACCATTCCCAAGCAGGAAGAAAGACATCGGGTCTTCCAGTTTTAGCTTCTTGCTCAGAATGAGGATCGTCAATAATAAACAGGTCAGCACCGCGCCCAGCAAGAGCGCCACCCACACCAATTGCAAAGTACTCGCCATTGAAGTTCGTCCCCCATCGTGAAGCTGATTTAGAGTCAGACTGAAGCTCTACTTGCGGAAATATTCCCTTATAAGCTTCCGATCCAACGAGGTTACGCACACGACGGCCAAAGTTAACAGCCAAATCCGCCGTGTGAGAGCCCATGATAATTTTTTTCTGAGGGTACTTACCGAGAAACCATGCTGGTGCAAGATAGGATATGAGTTCAGACTTACCATGTCGTGGAGCAATATTAACGATGACGCGTTTCTTCTTTCCCGCAGCGATATCTTCAAAAATCTGTATAAGTTTAAGGTGGTGAGGTCCGACTTTATAGCCCGGATATACGTGATTAATGAAGTCAAGAAAGCTCTCCCTGCCCAAATTCTGCGTTATTCGGGCGTCGTAGTCCTTCAATAGCTCAAGAGTGCGCCTTCTCTGTCTATCAGGCATGTTCGGCAGCCCCTGCCGCAACTTAAAAATCTTCTCAGGCGTCAGGCTTTGATTCATTTTTTATGATTTCACGAGCTTCAACGTCGATGAACTTGTTCTCTAGGCTATCCAAGGTCTCAAGAAGTTCTTTCTCTACCTCTTCAGCTGTCATGATTTTGTGTGTGACTTCAGAGCGTTTCTTGAAGGCGTCTACGCCGTCTACTTCGCCCAAACTTCTTATGGCAGTGAGGCGAGCTTTGGGGTCGCGTGCGTGCTCGATCTCATGCACGAGCTTGTTCACTACATACAGTTTGAAGTCGGACAGCTCTTCTACGATAGACACGTTCATCTGAGCAACCATGCCCGCAAGAAACGCCAATGTTTCGTTGGGATATTTAGCGAACTCCGGCCTAAATTTAGGGTCAGCCGCCATCTTACGAGCTAGCTCTGTAGCTTCGTCTGCGTTCTCTTTAGAGGGGGTGAGTTCTTGGCCTGTCAAGTCAGACATGAGCTTGACGACGTTGGCGCGCATCTGCAGTTCTTCGGCAGGCGACAAGTCCGGGAACGCCTCTTTAGCGTTCTGTGGCAGAGGAATGTTCTCCTCGATGTTCGGCACGATCTGGTCCATGTCAGCGGAATCTCCGTTGTTTGCGCAAATGTATCATAAAAATATATCTTTGTGCAAGGGGGAGGTAAGGAATCCTACCGGGGGGCTTTGTGATAGACACATTAGCCACTAACCTCTGTGTAATT